CAAGAACGAGAATATTTCGATGATACTGTTGGCTGGGCGCATGGAGCGATAGATATCTGCCGAGCGAGTGGATTAAATTCACTCGGTATAAATTTCGCGTCAACAAAAACTAATGATCCACGATATTATAACGTGCGTGCAGAGTTATGGATGAATATGGCTGATTGGATTCGTCGTGGCGGTAAATTACCGCGGATTAGTGAATTAATCCGTGAATTAACAGCGCCAACATATACGTATGTAAACGGTAAATTTTTGCTTGAACGGAAAGATCAGATAAAAGAACGAATTGGAGTATCTCCCGATTTAGCTGATGGATTGGCGTTGACGTTTGCTGAACCTGATCAGCCAGCAGCTGATTCGGTGGAAATACATAAGTTTAAAAGTCAAGGAAAATTATTACACGATTATAATCCGTTTGACAGAGAATAGATTTTGTGGTAAAAGGTAGATATGGATATTATCGTGAGAAAGGCTACGATCGAAGACTTAGATTGGTTAATCGTTGAATTGAAAAAATTTTCTAATTTTTACCGGAGTCATAAATATAATTTGTTCAACGGTGATTACTGGCAGGCTGGTTTAACCGTGATGATAAAAGACCACGTAGTATTGATCTCTGAAAATTCAGCTGGGATTCGCACAGGGCTGATAGCTGGTTTTCTGGTTAACCATCCATTTAATCCTGAGATTAAATGTCTCATGGAAAATCTCTGGTGGGTAGCCAAGGAATTCCGGCATACTAGATCAGCGTTATTATTGATAAATGAATTTATTCGGATTGGAAAAGAATGCGGCAACTGGATAACGATGACGTTGCAGAGTAATTCTCCGGTAAATGATAAATGTTTACTAAATAGAGGATTTAAAAAAAACGAAACAAGTTATTTAATGGAGAATTGAGATGGCAGCGATAACAGTGATAGCGATAGCATCAGCGGTGTCGGCGTTAGCAGGGGCAGCAGCAGCTGGTACATCAGCTAAGGCCGCGAGTGATCAGCGTAAGTCGCAGAAAAATACGATGGCAGATCAGGATAGAGCGCAGCAGGAATTGATAGCGAAGCAGCAGGAAGCTGATGCGAAAGCTGAAACTGAAAGAAGTCAAGCAGTAATGCGTAATCGTCAGGCTGCTGGACGGGCGGCGACTGGAACTTACGGCAGGCAAGGCACGATTTTAACAGGGAACCAGGACGTAACAGGCGACGTTGGAACGAATACAGACCAGAAGAAAACAATACTCGGCACGTAATAGTGAATTTGCCGAGTATTTTATTTTAGGCGACTAAGCGTTTCGAGCACCATGGATGGCACCAACAAGACGGCAGGAATATGAGCTGCTGAGATCACAACTAGATAATGAAATATCATCGTTCACCGCGGATTGGCGCGAGATCGGTGATTATATTATACCCCGCAGACCACGATTTGCCCTCACAGATGTTAATAAAGGCGGCAGAAGAAACCAAAAAATTATTGATTCTACAGCAACATTGGCGTTAAGAACGTTAAGATCTGGCATGATGGCTGGTATTACATCGCCGTCGCGTCCGTGGTTTAAACTTGGGAAGTCTGATAAAACAGGACCAGAATCAGCAGAGGTTAAAAGATGGTGTAGTGCGCAGAGTACGAAAATGTCGAACGTGTTTTTACGTTCGAATTTATATAACGTACTGCCGATAGTGTATGGTGATATGGGTGCGTTCGGCGTCGGCGCGATGTTTTGTGAAGAAGATTTTGATTCAGTTATAAGATTTTACTCACTGCCGATTGGATCATACAGAATAGCGTGCGATGAATTAGGTCGCGTTCGCGTATTTTCCCGTGAATTTAATATGACCACCCGTCAGCTTGTTTCGAAATTTGGCAACATCCCAGGAACGAGTAAAATTAACTGGGATAACATCAGTAGTGTTGTAAAAAATTCATGGGATAACGGAGAATATGAAAGATGGTTTACTGTTTGCCACATAATCCAGCCGAATAAAAATTATGATCCACGGAAGATAACTGCCGAATATAAACGATATGAATCAGTGTATTATGAACAGGGAACAGTTTCCGGTAATGATTCGAATTATCTACGTGGCGATGATAAAGAAAAATATTTACGGATCGCTGGATATAATTATTTTCCAGTATTAGCTCCACGTTGGGAGATATGCGGGGAAGACGTTTACGCTGCGTCGTGTCCTGGTATTGACGCTATCGGCGATGTCAAAGGATTACAGAATTTGCAGAAACGTAAAGCTCAGGCTATTGATAAATTAGTTAATCCGCCAATGGTTGGACCGTCAGCGCTAAAGGCTGGACGTCCGTCGATTCTTCCTGGTGATATTACGTACATGGATGTTCGTGAAGGAATGCAAGGGTTTAAGCCAGTCCATGAAGTTAAGCCAGAAATAAATAATTTATTATTAGACATACAGGATCACCAGCAGCGGATTCGTCGTGCGTTTTATGAAGATTTATTTTTAATGTTGTCAACATCCGATCGGCGACAGATAACTGCTCGTGAGATTGAAGAACGGCACGAAGAAAAATTATTAGCGTTAGGTCCAGTGTTGGAGCAGTTAAATCAAGATTTACTGGATCCGTTAATCGATATTACGTTTGATTTTATGATGCAGCAAGGGTTGATAGAAGATGCTCCAGATGAGTTAATCGGAGAAGGCAAGATTAATGTTGAATATATTAGCGTTATGGCGCTGGCGCAGAAATTAGTCGGCATATCAGGGATAGAACGATTTGCAGGATTCTGTGCGAACATTGCGGCACAGACTGGACAGCCGAACTCGATACGGAAAGTTAATATTGATAAAATGATCGATGTTTATGGAGAAAGTTTAAGTATAAATCCAGAAATTATTCGTAGCGATGACGAGGTGGCTGAGATAATAAATGCAGAGCAGAAACAGGCACAGGCGGCACAGGCGTCTCAGGCGATGATAGATATGTCGAAATCAGCGAAAGATTTATCACAGACTGATCTAGAGAAAGATAGTGCGTTAAAAAGATTATTACAGCAGTCGCAGGCTGGGCAGTTAGTTCCAGCATAAAAAGGAGTGGATTATGTCGTTAAAAACAGTTAGTTCGACGTTTTCGAATGCAGGTGTATCGGCGTATTTAAACGTTCGCGACGGAGATTCGTTAACGTATGCGGTTGATTATTCGGCAGATTTTGATGGTGGTCTGTTTTTAGAGAGAAGCTTAGACGGTGGGATGACTCACGAGTTAATAAGAACGTTGGCAGTAGGGTATAAAACAGACGTTACAACGACAACGATTGAAAAAGGTAAAGGATTATATCGGTTTCGTTGTATCATTGATCCAGCAGCTGATCCGGCGGTATTGACTGGTACGGCGGCGATTACGTTAGCGGATGTATCTGATCAGATATATGAGTTTAAAGATAAATATGGTGATAAGGTACTAGAAGTTAAAGAAGACGGGATAGTTGTCCCTGGTGCAGTGACCGCAGCGAGTGCGGCGATTACGTCAGCGACGATAACATCGGCGACGATAACGAATTTAAGTCGGACGAATCAGACGCTGATGATATCTGCAGCTGATGGTAAAGTAGGGAATACTGCCGGCTGGGTAATTTCTGGAGCAAATGATTTACCGTTAGTGACATTGCCACAGAGTAAAACAGCGTCAACGTTAGTTATTCCGATTACTCCGTTAAAAGTAGGCACGACGATAAGCGGATTTTTTCTGGTTGGACAGGTAGAAGGAACGTCAGGGAATACTGCGACGCTAGATTGTCAGTTAAGAGAAGTAATTGCAGCGGCTGGAGACATGACAGATGCGTTAATTGGTTCGATGACCCAGGTATCAGTTACTGCTGATACAGCATTGACAAGCGCGAATACGACTAAGACGCTGAGCGAAGTTCATGTCGTAGCGCAGAATGAAGCGTATTATTTATTGATCACTGGTACGACAGGCGTTGGTAATGATGTCGCACTGGCTGGAGTCGGTTTAATAATAAATGAGGTTTAGCGAATGAACGAAAATGCAGTCGTAAAAAATGCGGCAGACGCTGAGCAGATTAAAAATGCTGGTAAAAAATTATCGGTAAAGCGTGAAAACGAATTATCTGATTTGAAGAAAATATTATCGTTACCGGAAGGTCGTAGGCTAATATGGAGATTGTTAGGGTTTTGCAAGGTATTTGAGTCGATATGGCACCCGTCAGCGTTAATTCACGCGAATGCAGGACGGCAGGATGTAGGTCATTTTATAATGGCAGAAGTTTCAGACGCTGATCAAGAGGCGTTTTTTACAATGATAAGAGAAAATAAGGAGAAATCAAATGGCTGAGGCAGTAGAGCAAAAAACACAAGCTCAAACAGGCGATCAGGTAGCAGGGGCTCAGGGTAAGACTGAACAGGCTGCGCAGGCGGTTGAAAGTAAGGTTGATCAGACTGCTGGTAAAAGCGCGGAAGAATTAGCAGCGATTGCGGCTGCTGATGCTGATAAAAAAACTGAGGTTAAAGTTCCTGATAAATATGATCTAAAGATTCCAGAGGGAAGTTTATTGAAACCTGAGGAAGTAGATAAGATTTCAGCCTATGCTAAGGCGAAAGGATTATCGAACGAACAGGCTCAAGAAGAACTGAATAAAAAGAGTGATGCCGTAAAAGAATATCACTCGGCTCTGGAGACGGTTCATGGTAACAGTGTCAAGGAATGGGCTGATAAATCCGCCACGGATAAAGAATTCGGCGGAGAAAATTTCGGTAAAAATGCCGAACTTGCCAAGCGCGCGCTGGAAAAGTTCGGATCGCCGGAATTAAAGGAAATACTAAATAAAACTGGATATGGTAATCATCCGGAATTAGTTAGGTTTATGTATCGAGTAGGTAAAGCGATGGGCGATGACAGTTTTGTATCTGGCAGCAAAATTCCAGGTGCACAAAAGAGCATTGCTGAAAAATTTTATGGAGCTGAGAAAACTTAAAAAAGGAGTTTATTATGGGCGTACTTAATGCGTATTGTTTAACATTGGCAGATTGGGCGAAAAGATTAGACCCAGATGGTAAGACAGCGGATATTGTTGAGTTGTTAAGCCAGACTAACGAAATATTGTTAGATATGATGTTCATCGAAGGTAATTTACCGACAGGTCACAGAACGACTGTTCGGACTGGGTTACCAACGGTAGCATGGAGATTGTTAAATAAAGGTGTTCAGCCAACTAAATCGACTACTGCTCAGATCGATGAAAGCATCGGTATCATGGAGGCATGGTCAGAAGTTGATGTTGAGCTGGCTAAATTAAACGGTAATACCGCTGAATTTCGTTTTTCAGAGGCTCAGGCGTTTATTGAAGCTATGAATCAAGAAATGGCGTCAACGTTGTTCTACGGCAATTCTAGTGTTGATCCTGAGGAGTTTACAGGACTAGCGGCAAGATACTCGTCAACTAGCGCTGGTAACGGTGGGAACATTGTTAATGGCGGCGGATCTGATGCGTCAAATCAGTCGTCTATGTGGTTGATCGTTTGGGGCGCGAATACTATTCATGGCGTTTTCCCTAAAGGATCTAAAGCTGGATTAGACCACCAGGATCATGGTGAAGTTACTGCTCAGACTAGCACAACTGCTCCAGGTGGTACACGGTTACGTGTATTTCAGGATCAGTTTATTTGGAAAGTCGGCGTTGCGTTACGTGACTGGCGTTATGTAGTTCGTATTGCAAATATCGATATGTCGAATTTAATCGCTCAGTCATCGGCTGCGAATTTGACTAAGTTGATGATCAAAGCGATTCACCGGATACCAAACCTTGGTGCTGGTAAGGCTGCGTTCTACATGAACAGAACTTGCGCTGAGTTCTTGGACATTCAAAGATTAGATGTCATGGCTGGAAACGGTACTGGCATCCAGAATCTTGGTGGATCCATAAGTTACAGCGAAATTGATGGTAAATGGGTTCCATCGTTCCGTGGTATTCCGATCCGTATCTGTGACGCGTTATTAGAAACTGAATCACAGATTTCTTAAAGTTGGTAATTTAACGTTAATTTAAACGAGGAGAAATATATGTTGGTAGATAATGCACTTCTGTTTTCTGATGCACAGGCGATAACAAACGCCACTGCATCGACAAGTTACGTAGATTTAACTGCTGCGATCGATCTTGGAGCTGGCCAGCCGTTGTACGTTGTCGTGGTAGTCGATACAGCTCTGGCTGATACTGGATCGAATTCAACGTTAACTGTAGCGTTGTACGGCGACAGTACGACAACTTTTACTCCAGATGGTTCACAGACCTTAGTGACTATTCCAGCGACAACTGCGGCTGGAACTAAGTATGTGGTACCGATTGCTCCAGAATTAACTAAATATCGTTATTTAGAGCTATATTACACTCCGAATAACGGAGATTTAAGTGCTGGTGCAGTGACTGCGTTCATCACTATGAATCCATCAGTATTGGCATCGTATCCGAAGGGTTATACAATTAATTAAGAAGATCGTGGACGGGGGTTAAAATCCCCGTCCATTCTCTAAAAAACAAAAGGAGAATATATGCAGGTTAAAGCGACAAGAACTGGATACTATGATTTATTAAGAAAATATGAAGGTGACGTATTTACGTTAAAAAAAAGAGAGCATTTTTCGGCTAAGTGGATGGAGCCGATTGGCTGGACACCAGCCGGCACTAAAGTAGTTGAAAAACCAGAAGTTGTTGCAGCTGCGCCAGTCGCAGATTCAGCAGCAGATTTTGACGGTGAACAGTCACCGATCTAAGAAAAAGGAGTCGATATGGCTGACGCAGTAGCAAGCATTGTAATTTTAAATAGTGATAAGCATTATGTAATTCATTTGACTAATATTAGCGATGGAACAGGCGAGTCAGCGGTGGTTAAAGTTGATAAATCAGGATTATTATCAGCGACTAAGATCGAACCGACTAGTCTTGATATCGACCAGATACGTTGGTCAATTCAGGGATTTACAAGTGTTCGATTGCTCTGGGATCATACGACTGACGATTTAGCTATGGTTTTAACAGGGTCTGGGTTCGAGGATTTCAGATCACGCGATTTAGCGAGCGATTTAATTGGCACAAACGGATTAAAAGATCCTCGCTCAACAGGTGGCACTGGCGATTTATTGTTAACAACTAACGGTGGAATATCGGGATCAAGTTATGACATAACAATTTGGTTACGTAAAAACACGGTGTAAACTATGGGCATACTAGACCGCAGACATCACAGGCAGTGGGAAAATAATTATGGTGAAAATACGTCAACATTAGATAGATTAAAAAATATCGGTGGACTGACGTTTTATAAATGTTTCCAGTGTTTGGGCGGTGGGTTATATTCTGGGTCAGCGTTAAATGCGAATTATTCAGTAGGCGATGGCACAGCCACATATACTTGTTCAAGAGATGCTACTCACCCATCAACATATATAAACGCTGCTGGTGCGATAGTTCAGACGACAACTGCTGATGAAGCTAGATTTAATTATGGGTATTATCCAGCCTCAACAGTAGGTGGATTTGTATCTGGTGCTAGTGGAATGCTGATTGAAGCCGCTGCCACTAACTACGTCCTAAACAGCTACTTTTCAATTGACAGCAACTCGGACGGGTTGAGTGATAATTGGACGAGTAACTGGGGAACTAAAACTAGAGAAGATTCGCCGATTAACGGATTGCCTAATGAAAAGACACAGAAAGTGGCTTATACGTTTTTAGGGACGGAAGCTAATTTTAGTTCAGCCTTAACACAGACTCTTACTAATGATTCTTTTAATGCTTCAGCAGGTAATATAAGTGCGTATATTTCTTTTTATTGCCGTGGTGATATTTCTGGAATAACTACAGGTACTACAGTAACAAGAGGTATCTTGGTTGAGGAAAGAGATAATGCTAGTGCTTTTCAGCGAGATTGCTTGACAAAAAATTTACAGGAATTTTCAGCAGCCGGATTAAATTCTACTTGGAAAAGATTCGTATTTCCATTTACTGTAACAGATACGGATACGAGAAAATTGAGTGTTGCGTT